AGAACCTACATTTTGTGTAGGTTCTATGTTAGTAGGAGTATCGTGCCTCGACAGCTCGATATTTATCTTGTGGCACCTTTTGGGTGTCCCATGGAGGGTGCATCTTGTGCATCCTCCGTCGACCCAGGTTTTCAGGGCCTTTAAAGAAGGTTGTTATGTTTCGGACAAATGATTGTAAACAATCTGTTATGTAACGTTTGTACTCGCACAGGGCCGACTCAACTCATCGAAATCGGGTGATTAGATACTATAAGTTGTTGTTGTTGGGTCAATGTGCAAAGTATGCACGATACATTCCCGAGTCACGTCCACCGCAAAATCATAAGACCAATGGTTATTATAGTGCACTAGAGAGTGCTTAAACTCTCTGGTGTTCGGTGAAGACATACACATATTGTATATGTTGTTATGCAAACATCACGCGCTACCTCATTAAACTATGTGCTTAGGGGTCACTGGACGTGTGTTACGGCACACGTTCTTAATGATCTTATAATCTCATAGGAGGAGACTTGATGGTCCTTTAATAGTAAGTGCAGTACCAACCACACTTCACTTGAGATGCCACCCGTTAGTTACGGAACGCTCAAGGCTATTTATAGGAACAGACACAATGTATGCATGGTGTATGGACCTGCAAAGGGTTTGTAACGCCAAGTTGTGCATTCAGGCAATATACCACATTTATGTCTTATTCAACTCAAAACAAAACCCCCAGTACTACCATTGTCACCACTTGTGACAACGAACATGGTTTCACCACCATGCAAAATATAAGTGAAGAGGAACCCTTCAAGGACCACATGATCTATGGGTCGATGTATGTTGGTTTCTCAAAATGGCAATCCTCTAGCGTGGTGTCTTTTGATGTCATCTTCTTTGATGAGATCTTGAGGCCCACTCGGGACCCTCGGCGGTGCGCGGAACGGTTAATGGCGTTCGCACACTTCCACTCTAAGCAGTGTGAGTACCCTGCAGTCTTGTTTAGGCCTTTGTGGTGGCAACACCCCGTCCTTGATTTAGCAGAGAAAGGTGCAGCATTGTCGGAGGCTGATGACGCTTTTGGCGATATTGGTGACCCTTATGCGTGCCCGCAGTTTGCTTACATGATGGACATTCTGACGGAAGGGATTAAGCCCGAAGCTGACACAGCCACCACTGCAATGTGTATTGGTGTTGCCGGCCTAGGTGCCATTGTGGTTTACCAAGCCGCCCTGTATGTTGGTATCAGTAGCAGGAGTGTGTCTCGACCTAGCACAAGCATAGTTGATAGCATCGTACAACAGGTCTTTGACACGTTTACTGATTCTATTAAGCGCAGTCTCACTGACAGTGTTCGTGACCTGGGTTTAACTTCATGGCCAAGACTTATCGCCGACCTTGTCGCTGCGGTGATGGTTATCACCGGTTCAGTGGCTCCCAGTGAGAGAGTGCTCGCTGGGCAGATTTATGCTCTACTGCATTTGCCATCCTTTTCAACACTCACCACCACACAACATGTCTATTTAGGCGCTGTTATGTTTGCTCTCTGGAAATCGTGCGGGAGCGGACACAACATCAAACCTGAGACTGACGCGCCTAGTAGCGTTGATGTTCAGACAAATGTGGCTGATGCATTGTTGTTGGCTAACCCAAAATGGGCTCAAGACTTTAAGCAGGTTTCCAAATGGTGCAAGGAGGCGGCAACAGTCGTGAGCATGTTGATACTTGTGCAGAAGCTCATATCCATGGGGGAGAGCTTCTACTCATGGATGACTGGTGCACTCTCAGCTAGGGACGACATTGTGGCGAGGATGCATGAGTATACGGCTAAGCTTGAGCAGGGTGCACCAATTGACACAGTGTTGTACAAGAAGATGAAGGTTCTGGACAAGGAGCGTCGATCAGTGTGCATTGCTCACATGAATAGCAGTTTCAACAATATTGCGCCTCGTTTTGACACTGCTCTTCACCGGGCTAGCATACCTGCAATATTTGGCGAATATGATCAACCATTTAATGTCTTCCTAGGTGGCGATGCGGGCACTGGTAAGTCATGCCTTGCCATGGAAATCTTTCGTATGATGGCCACTCATAGGAAGGTGCCATTCAATGGTGACACCTTCGATGTGTGCGAGAGCGTTAATGGAGGCAACAAGTACCCTGGTGATGTATACACTGGCCAGAAATTCCTGTTGATGAATGAGAATGCGTATGATCTAGAGGACGTCACCAGACGTGCTGAATTTCTTAACTTTCTTATCACACGCTGTCCCATGGAATCGTCTTGTGTGCACATGAAAGCCGCCGTGTATGCTGACTTCTACAGTGTGGTGGTTACCAATAATCACGCGTATGGTTCAGGATTCAATGGTCTTGACCCCAAAATCAAACAGGCTATAACTCGCAGGTTTGCTGTGTCGGCCATGATGACCTTCAAAGATGGTCACACAACACCTAAGCCTGATTACTCGCACGCTGTGTACACATTACTGGACACATTTGGTGCCCCCACAAAGAGTATCCTAGGTCATGATGAGTTCATTATGTTGGTGTATGAGTCGCTGCTGGACCACGATAAGGAGATTTCTCGTGCCAAGACTCGTGTTGCGTCTAACGCGGACCTCAAATCCAACCCTGCCTTGCGGTGCGTAGCTGATCGTCTTTGCCCTGACCTTGCCTTGCTCCGGGAAGAGGACGCCCCTTTAGCCTCTTCGGATGATTCCTCTTCTTCTGATAGGGATACCTCTTCCACTTCTTCCGATGATGAGTCAGTTGTTGTTCCTGAGGGTGGTATCATCCGATACACACCCATCGGGCAAACAGGCGTGCGAAATTGGTGTGCACAAATGTGTGCTGATGGCGCTGCAACAGCCCGGCTCATGTGGGTCACTGATAAATGGGGTGTTTTCCGTAAGCTCCTCGCTATCACAGCTATGGCCATTGGTGGTGTTTATGCAGCATACAGACTCTCGCGTTCAGACCTGCCCATCACTCTGGACCAAGCAGTTGAACAAGCGGGAACATCAATTGTGCCTGAGGTGTACAATGCTAGGGGCTCAGCACGTGTAGCGCGCGTTAGAGCCATTGGCTTGAACTCTAGAGGGGTGGCAACTAGTGTTGTTAGTGAATCGGGTTATGTAGATGCACCGCCTTTACCTGTTGATTTGCTCAGAACCATTCGTGACAACATGGTAGAGATTTATGCTAAAGGTGATGGAGATGAGGGCTCATGGAAGACTAACGGTGTCATGCTTGGTGGGCGACGCCTGATGACAGTTGCGCATTTCTTCGATGGACTACCTGAGACGGGTGTGGTCACTTACGTGGTTAGAGGTTGCTCAAAATGCACACATGATATCTCACTCCTGAGAGAGGTTGATAAAGTTCGCATTGGTGGAGTGGACTTAATCAGTTTTGATGTACCCAGTCAAGCCATGCCCACATACCCAAAGATTATCAGTCGTGTCGACCAGGCGGGGTTTGTCCCCACAGTCCCAACATGCGGATATCTTATTAACAACAATATTTGTGACCCGGTTTATGCTTACTCGTTACAGAGCTCCCTTGCTGACACTGCTTCGGCGGGGTTGCAATACTCGGTCACGAATGGTGAGGTCCACACATTAGACGCTGGCTTTGCGTACGAGTACACCAGGAGCGGCCCTGGGTTTTGTGGCACACTCTTGGTTGTTGGTGGTGTCATTGTAGGGATGCACGTCGCCGGCAATAAGAGCGAGCGGGGGTATGCTGTTGGCCTTACACGTGGGGATGTTGCCTACATGTTGTCCACTGTGCCCTCCAAGAATGGTGCTGTTATGCCTAATCCTACTGATGTGCTGCGAGAGCTCATACCAGATGCCATTGTGGGTGTTGTGCCTGGTTGCGCTTTGCCAGTTGTCAACAAGGAGTTTGAGCAGATCAAGTATGGCGTTGAAACCAACTTACCTGGCAGGTATAATGCTGCTTGCAAGGTACCATGTGCACTCAACTGGGACACCCATGAGGATGGCACTGTTTCGCACAAGATGTTGACGGACATAGTGCTAGCGGCTGACAAATCCACGAGAACACTGTCTTCACTTGGTGGAGATAGTGATCTGCTCAATCGTGCAGTTAGCAGTGTGGCGTCATGGCATCTTAACATGGTGCGTGAAAACTTGAGTCAGACCAATGATGGCAGGTACACCATTTATGATCTCAGCACTGCCATCACTGGAAAACACGGTCTTGAGTCTGTCATGCTCCCATTAAATTTGGATAAGTCACATGGCTTCTCATCCAAAGGCCCCTCATGTGTCAAGCGTAGTCAGGTGGTGTCTGTTGATAGTGAGGGGGTGGTCACGCTTAATCGCGAGTTTGAGGATCACCTAAACGGGATGCTGTCAATCATGAAGAGGACTGGCTCCATAGCCGGCCTTAACGTGCTTGATATCACTGCGAAGGTGTCGCCCAAAGTGGAGCTAGTCTCAAACCCGACCAAACTCCGATCCTTCTATGGGTCCCCTGCTTGCATGCTATACATCGCTCGCATGTACCTCGGGTGCTTGCTGGGTGTATGGAAGCGAGACCCTGTTGGCACGGGAACAGGTGCTGGGATATCACCTTTCTCAGTCCACTGGGATGAGATCTATCACCATTACACCTCGCGTTGTACCAGAGTGCTGTCAGGTGACGTGAAGAAATGGGATAAGTGCATCCTTAGAGATATTCGCGCTGTTGTCCCTGAGTTGCTGACTAATATTGCCAGGAGTTTTGAGCTGAGTGACGATGACACCAACGTCATGCGAGCGTTGGGTGAGTACTATAGTGGTGCGCACGTCGTTGCTCTAGCGGGATTGCTGGTTAGGCTTGATAATTTGTGGCCTTCAGGGCTTGTTGGTACGACACAATTCGGCAGCCTGTTCCACCAGGTCATACAGGTTTATGGCTTGTGCAAGATGACCAAAAGAACCAAACCCAGTGAAGTTGCGGCTATCGTCAATGACCAGCGCGAGGCCAAATCAGTGTTCTACTCCGATGACTCATTACTACCGTTGACTGCCCTCATCAGGGATGATTGGGATTTGAGTGTCTACCTGAAGTCTGTTGGTGAACTTGGCATTGAGATGTCCTCCCCTGTTGACAAGACACAACCGCCTGAGGTGGTACCAATCACTCAGGCAAGTTTTATCGCGCGTCAATTTGCACCCGACAAGACAAACGATAAACGTGTCCTATGCCCACTTGACTACACCTCACTCTTGAGTTGCACAGTGTACAAGCATAAGGGTCCTAGTGACATGGAGCATGCCAAGGCTTTACTCCCTGCTTTGTACACTGAGATGCTCATGTACGGTGAGGACGCTTTTGAAAGCAACGTGTCCAACCTAAGGGACTATGCAAACAAGTTTCCCATCCTCAACCCTTTCCCATTGTACAATTGGAAGCAAGGTGTGGCTCGCCTTCGTGACGGTGAGCACATGCCACATCTCTGTGGTGAGATGGATTATATGGTTAAGGTGCCACGGAAGTTCGTGCTTGGATCAGGTGAAACTGGCCGTATTCTGGCTCACCCCCAGGAGGTAGGACAGGTTTTAGTGCCACCACCCACCGTTGTTGCCGCAAAGCAGACATTGGGTGGTGCCCTGGGCGGCATTGTTGAAGGAACGTTCGGTGCAGCTGGCCACCTATTGGGTAAGGCGACCACAAGTTTTCTGTCTTCTGTGGGTTTGTCCAAGCCATTCACACCGATATTAGCCACAATTGGTGCCATAGGGGCTGTCAACCCTAACGGCGCAAATGCCACAGGTGAATACACGGGTACCATCCTGTCAATTTGCCCTCAGTCACTTGATCCAAGTGGTGTTGTTAGCGAGACTAGTGGTGACACACTTGGCTCTCGCCGTGTCATTATGCGGCAGTCTGTCTGGAGTGCATCAGCACCGTCAGGCACCATCCTGATAAATGACATGCCCATCACACCACTTTATAGCAATAGTGTTATAAATGGGGTCGATCACCGTCTGTCATTACACCCAGGTGCGGCTTTAGTGGCAAGTTGCAACTATTGGTCTTATGATTTTGTAACAATCACAGTCACCTTCACATCGCCCGCTTTGATGAGTGGCAGTGTGATTGGGGCTTTCAGCGGTAGCGCGAGCTTAGCTGGCGTGGATGTTATGACTTCTAGTGGCTCATTCACACCGACTGGGATGATGTACATGGATATTAGTGCCACAAATGAGTTCTCCATAACCTTGCCATGGACGTCTGTGTACCCATGCCTGAGGGGTTGCATAGTGGATCAGTCTGTGACATTTGCGGGTGGCATTAGGGCATTTCCATTGGCCATGTCCCTTACTGTTCAGCAGCCATTGCGCAACACAGTTAGTGCAGGTGTCGGTCTTGTGGATGTGTACGTGTCGCTGGAGTTCAAAGGCTTGAGGGGTTATTCGCGCTCAAGCGCAGTGTTAGAAGCCCTTACCATCACACCTGAGTCGGGTGTTGTGGGTGACAACGCTGGCACCACACACACTCCCACGCAGGTGATTCCGGGTACCATCCCTGCAGTTGTTGTCCCCGGACGTTACCCGCGTGGCGCCATGGAGATGCGCCCCAGGGGGGCCCTGGTGGACCCAGTTAGGATAAGCAGATACACTTTGCTTGCCAATTACACCATCGGAGCAACACCAGGACTCGTCGGGTTTGTGAGCCTCCCAGGAGACCTCCTCAAGAGCCCACCTATCCAACATCTCACAAGTTACATGACGTTGTTGAGTACTAAGCTCCGTGTGCTCATCCAAATCAGATCGACGGCGTCTCAGCAAGGTCTACTCATCGCCTCTGTGATACCATCCGGGCTTATGGCAGGGTCGTCACTAGCTGCTTACACTAGTGATGTGACAAGGGCCACCACATTCCAGCATGCGCGAATGCTTCTAGGTGGGGCTCGTGAAGCAGAGATATCCATGGATTGGGGTGGTTTACTCCCACACTACCAACTTGGGGGCGCGACACAAGTCTTGCTAGGCCAGGAACGGTCCATGGTGGGCTATGTGTTGGCATTAACCCTACCAACACCTGTCACTAATGCTATGGGTGGTGATGCTGTAGCTACTGTGTCAGTGTACGCAATGTTTGAGGATGCGGAGTTGGCGATCCCAAACACCTTCACAGTTGTCGCACCGCAATCAGGAACCCCGGTCAACAATATGGGTGCAGGTTTAGAACCTGACCAGGACACAGGCGGCGAGAGAGGTGCCGACATGCCCACAGCTTTGATGGAGGTGCCATACAAAGGTTTGTTCTTCGGAGGGGATAATGTGACTGATGTTTTGTTGCTAGCTAAGGCCAGCCATTACACCGCGTGCAATTTCCAGAATGTGAGTTTTGGTACTGGTCAGCACGTCAGTGTAGGAGTGGTCACCAAGGTTCCATGGGTGTTCAGACCACCACCATCAAGTGCTGCCATATGGTCTTTCATACGCTCATGGTTCTCATACTCCAGAGGGTCAATGGCTTTCACCATGTTGTACCCCTCCAGTGGTTTCGCCACAGGTAGTGGGAAGCTCCCCTACGATACACTCATGGGGGCCTACCTGGTCAACCTAAACTATGATCTCTTCGCACCACCGGAGATAGAGAGCACCACCACCCTGTATTCTGACACGGATCTGTCAAACACCAACGTGGACATCAAAGGTCTAGAGTATGGGGGTGTGCATGTGAACCCAAAGTTGACGAAGCATGTCAGCGTTGTGGTCCCTTATGTCTTTCCTACGGCATGGGTTTATATGCCACCAGACACAGCTGCGATCACTCCAGGCGGCCATTACTTCCCCGCCATCTACCCAAGTGTCGATTTTGCAGTGCGAGAGTATTTCACCCTCCCAGGCAACAACACATGGGTTAAGAGAGGTGGGATTCTCGGGTTTCATGGGTGTGATGACTATGAGTTGTCGGCCTTGAGACCCGCCATTGGTTATAGTATGACCACGGCAAACATGCAGAACGGTGTGCTTCGTGCATCACTAGCCCTGTATAAGTAGGGGATTTCACCTCTACGGTCAAAGACGTGCGACACATCACATTATCGATTGTGCAGCCCATACATGACCCCCCGCTACGGCGG